GTTTTTTTTGTTGATCTGACCGCGCAGAGCTTGAATCTTGCTCCTCGTCATGTTGGTGAAGCATATTCGAACTTGCTGGCTGCTGTTAACTTCGCTTCTCAGGATATTTACCGTACTACTTACCGTGGCGCTGGTAACTTCATTATTACTTCCCCACTCGTAGCTGCGATGCTTCAATCTGCAGCTAAGTTGGAAGGTGGTATTGATCCTAGTGAAGCTGGCACTCTAGGTGCTAATATAGTTTACAAAGGACGTTGGAACGGTGCATATGATGTTTATGTTGATCCGCTATGGCCTGAGGATGAAATTCTTGTAGGGTACAAGGGTAGTAGCCCAATGGAAAGTGGATTTGTGTACGCTCCATACATTCCTATCCAAATGCTGCCAACTGTAGTGAACCCGGACGATTTCCAACCACGGAAAGGATTGATTACCAGATATGGTAAGGCTTCCATCACTCCGGACGCTCGGTGGTATCGAGTTATTAGAATTGTTGGCGCTTCGAACAACTATCTGTTCCAGCCCTTCAGCAGAATTAACGACACTCTTGCGACTGCTTCGCAAAACAATGGCATCGGATAAACTAATCTTAATAAGATTTAATATGAAAGAAGGAGGTCCATTGGGCCTCCTTCTCTCGTATATAAGGATAGATAATAGCTATGAAATATAAGAACACCTTATCACATGATGTAATGATAGAAGGTCCATCTTCTGTTATTACCATTTCCCCAGGTGAGGTTGTGGATCTCCCACCCTCCTTTAAAGTCGGTTCTGTTTTAACTCTTGTGCCTTCACCGAAGCCTACCCCTAAAACACGAGCTACCGCAGCTAACAAAGCTACTACAACCTATAAAACAAAAGAATAAATGCCTGCTAAGGCCACTGTACCTACTGTCCCTACCACATCTTACGGAAATACGTTTGCGTTTAGGAAAGGGTCTAGCGTATCTGTAACAGGGGTAGAACCAGCGGGTGACATAGATTACAATACCTTAAATCGTAGACGATTCACTGACATTGTTGAGTTTAATGATTTTTATTCAATTATTAAGGATAATATGTTAGCACGTCTAGGTTCTCCGGTTATACGGGTAGAACTTACAGATTTTCAACTTTATGTTGTAATTGACGAAGCCGTATCGAAGTTGGATTACCATGCGCCTGGATGGTGTACACAGTTCATGGAGTTTAATACAAAGGCTGGGTATAACACATACGTACTTCCTCAGTTTGTGATGAACAATATTCAATATGTTGTTTATAAGAAAAGTCTTTTGGGTATGAATTTAGCTGAAGGAACGCTAGAGTTTGATTTCTTTATTAAATATTTTCAGGATAATTTCTTGTTTACTGATTTTTCTATTAGTGATTTCCTAGTTCAAATAATGCATTTGGAACAACTCAGAAAAATTCTAGGAAGAGATGGGTCGTACCAGATTGTAAATAATGAGTATGTGATGCTATTTCCTACACCCCAAGAAAACGAGGCAGTTATTGTAGAGTTTAGAGCTCTGGATACAAACACATTGCATCCTTATTTTGTCGGTTGGATTCAAAGATATGCAACTGCTTGTGCTAAGCTAATTCTAGGTGGCATTCGTGGGAAATATGATGTACTTCCCTCCCCTGGAGGAGGAGCAAGATTAAACGGAGCGGCTCTCTCTGAGGAGGGAGCACGGGAAAAAGAAGCTCTTGTTGAAGAGCTTGTATCAGAGATTGAAGAACCTCCAGCGTTTACTCTTTACTAATGTCCGATTTTAGCAGGGAATATGACACACAAGGAGCTAAGGATGATTTGTTTAATCCTCCTAAGCCAGTTGTTGTAAACTTTGCGGATGACGCAGTTTCTAATGTAAAGTCTAAACTTAACATGTTTGACCCAGCCAATCCTGATATTGGATTGTTTAATGTTGTTGATGGAGAGTTAGTTAAAATAGCAGGATCGGAACTTCTTATTTTTGCTTACGTTGCAGATGAGAACTATGATACTCTTTATGATGAAAATCGAGCTAAGACTCACTATCGTCCACCCGCTTTGTCTTTTGGTCACTACGACCCAAGACCTATAGAAGAAAATCTTTCTGAGTTTGGCATAGAACTTACTAATGACCAAGTTTTCACTTTTAATAAACAAACCGTGGAAAGGCAGATTGGACGCCGCCTGATTCCTGGGGATGTTATTAAGCCAAAATTTCAGAATCTCTACTACGAAGTGTTTGAAGTCCAGGAAGACAGTTTTGAATCATATGGCGTTTTCCATCTTGTTTGTTCTGCGAGGGTAATGCGTGACGCCTCAGAGGTCACTAAAACTATTACAGGGCAGTCGGATGCGGTTGTTGAGTCTGTGGATGGAACTACTCAGATGAGTAAATCCTCTTCACGGTCAGGTGCTGCAGGAGAAATGTCCCCAGCGCACTGCTTATACTTGGGGGACATGCCATATGAAGAACAGCTGGAATGGTACAGCAAAGCAATGGCTGAGTATCCGGACAGAAACTGGGTATTTCCAACAGAAACTTTCAACTTTCAAGGTGACCAGGATCCGAAGAAGGGGGGCGGTTTGGTTCCGGTAGACCCGGGAGACCCACCCTCAGAGGAGGAGGAGGAGGAGAAGGACAAAGAGGACGCCATTTGCGTCCAGTCCCTTCAGGCTATTGCCAATTTGGGTGCGGGCAGAATTCTTTATCAGGTAACCTCTGCTAAGTGTGACCCCCTTCCTGGTGCTCGCTGTTTGGCCGGATGCTCTGCCACCGCCGGTGATACATATGTTGGAATTGACGTAGTAGGCTTGCTTGGAGGGTAGATAAGTAAATGGCAAATCCCTTGATAGAAATTCGTAAAGCCATCCAAGCTCTGGAGCTGGAAAGTGGACACACCCAGTCTGATTTTTACCGGGAATACACGCAGTTTTTAATAAGAAAGCTAAAAACGCTGAGCTTCATTGACTCAGAAGATAAAGCAGTTGTAGATATTCCTGTTTTTTATGCTAACCCAGAAAGAGCGATTGCTAAAATAAAAGAAGATAGGAATTTAGTTCTCCCTGTTATTTCAGTCGGAATTTCCGATATTGAGGATGCCTTTGATAGGCGTAGAACTAACATGAACGTTGTGTTAGAAAAAGCTTGGAATAAGACAACTCAGAGAGCTACTAGAGTTGTATCGGTAGCCCCTAAAGCGGTAAATCTTTCTTTTATGGTCAACTTGTGGGCTAAGTATCTTGAAGACCTTAACCAGTTGACTGAGAAAATACAACTCTTTTTTAACCCCTCTCTTGAGTTTAGAACTGAGTTTAGCAGCTATATCCAAGGCTTCATTACTCAGGTAGCTGACAACTCTGTTACAGTAGCCCCGGATAGGCAGGATAGAGTTTTAAAACGCACGATTCAAGTTTCAGTAGAAGCTTATATCCCAACGCAAAAATATCTGTATACAAACACAGGACGAATAGAATTTATGAGCTCTGATGTTGTTATTGAACCTTTTTTGAACCTTTCTGCTTCTGCTACAAAAGCTCAAACAATAACCGAAGGAATAAGGCAACAAAACTAACAGAGAAAAATACCTAAATGTAGGTGCTGGGATGCATAAATAACATAGAGGATTAATATGGTTATTATAAGGAATATTGGAAATCAAACAGAAGAGATTATTTTCTCCACGAGTTCAGGGTATATGCATAAGTACCTTAGTGTGCAAGAGTCTGTAGGTGTCCCATCTTCATTTGTAACCGATCAAATTCGTAATCTGGCTGACCGTCAGATATTGTCAATCATAAAAAAGTAGGAAAATAAAGAATGCCAACGTACAACAGCCCAGGTGTCTACATTGTTGAGAAAGATTTCTCGGAGTACCCTCCGTCTATAAACTCGTCTATTGCCGGTGTAGTCGGCTTTGCCTCCAGAGGAGAACCCAACAAAGCTAAACTAATTACAAGCGCTGCACAGCTAGTGCAAGAATTCGGAAGACCGGATCGGGTACTTGGTGGTCAAGGTGTTCTTGGCGCCTTAGAACTCTTAACTAAGACTAATTCTCTTTACTATGTTCGCGCAATGAACGCGTCCGGAGTAGATGCATCTGCTGCTTGTGGTTATGGGATTTGTCCTGCTATTGCAGTTGATGGGGATCAAGCTGCCACAATTAGTAATAATTACGTTGATTTCCTTTTTAAAGTAGCTAATGATGTGTCGAGCTTGGTAACACCTGCCAACAACAGATCTGGTGCTTGGTATAAACTTCCCGTTAATAAATGGACAGAGTCAATTCCTGCTGCCGGAACTAGACAAGCTGGAGGCAGAGCTATTTCAAAGGCAATGGCTGAAAGACAGTTGGAGGATTTCCCCTTCACTTTTGTATCTTCTACATCAGGAACTGGACCAATTGGATGGTTTGTCGGAACGTACGCTGGTTCAGGAGCTTCCATAGAGTGCTCCGCTGGGAGTGGAACAACTTCTGATTCTAGGCCTGACTTTTGCGACGTATTGAGCCCGGTATTTGCCGAAACTGGACAAGTTTCTGGTGAGGCAACAGGAAGTGATATGAGTAACCAACATACTAAAGCTTTTGGAGGCAGCGTCTCTGGTGGCGCTCCCGGAGGCACTTTCTTTACTCAGTCCTTGTGGGCTGGAAAAGGATACAATTACAGTTCTATAACCACTCAGAACACCACCAATTACTACGGAGTTCAAATTAAGACAAAATTGAAGCCTGGACCTCAAACTTTGTTCCAAGTGTTTAATGACGGAGGTTTCGAGGAAAGTTTCCCAATGGAGT